CTTACACGATGTCCAACCTCATGAAGAATTGTATATGGATTTTTTCTATGTATATTATTTATATTAATAGTATCATTTTTATAATTATATTCTGTAGTTAAATTAGAACCTACTGCAGTTTTTATATTATCTTTTTTAAGATCTTTTAAAATTTTTTGAGCAGATTCAGGATCATATCCTAAAGTAGTATTTAATTTCTTAGCTTGATTGTATTTAGTTTCAAGTTCTGAGAATTCATTATCATAATTAGATTCAATATTTTTTCTTTTGAATCTATAATTTTTTCCAGCTCTTTCTTTTTTGATTTTATCTAACTTTTCTAAATCTATTCTATTTTGTTTCGAATTATCTTCTATAATTTCACGTATATCATAAGTTCCCTTTGCTTTTCGTTCTTTATAGAATTTTTTATTATCAAGTGAAAGATTAGTAAAAGGATCAACAACATACTGACCAGATTTTTTTACCTTCTGTCTTGCAACGCGTAACCTATTATTAGAACTAGCAGCTTGAATTCTCTTAAATCGTTCATGAAGTTCTGGATTAGTATATTTTTCCATCATTCTTTTGTAGGCCTTAGCTGTTTCAGGGAGACCTATATTATTAATTGCTTGAGAATTTTTAGCATAATCTACTACCTGATCTTTCCCAGTTAAAGCATCTATTGTCTCATTACTAACATGTCTAGCTTTAACGAATTTCTTAGCTGATAAACCTCTACCAATATTTCCTTTCTTTAGGGCCTGATACATTTCTTTCATGGCCTTAGTTTCTTGTCTGGTATATAATTTTCTTTTAATTATCATATAGCTCTTTATTTTAATTTTAGTTCCTGGGTAGTTATATCCCAAACTTTCCCAGGATTATTGTTTTTTTTTTACATTCTACATTCCTTAAGAGCCTTATATATGTAATAAATAAAATATATAAGATTATGAAAGAATTAGAATTATTTATTAGTTTTCGTAACTTTTTTAAATACTTTCGTCATTTTGGAAAGATATTTTAGTTACGATTTATAAGAAAGATGGTATTAATTATTTATCATCTTTCTTTTTATCTCTCTCCTTTTCTAATTTCTTCTTTTTCTTTCTATATGCAATTCCTCTAGCTAATTCTGATGTTCCTGCGTTAGCTACAGCAAGTCCAGCATAAGTTCCTAAAGCTGCACCTAGGTTTCTTCGACTAGCTTTCATTAATTTCTTAGAGGCACCAGCTTTTTTCATCAAATCTAGACCATGTTTACTTGCCATAGCCTCTGATACTAACCCTGGAGATTGAACAGCTAAACCAGTTGCCCATCCACTATGTCTGGAGAGTTTTGATTCTTTTTCTCCAGCAGCTTCTTTTTCTGCTGCTTTTTTACCTGATCTAACACCTGCTATTATTCCTGCTGTAGGAGCTAGAGCTACATGATTCAACATTCCACCAGTTTTTAGATAAGCTTTATGAGCAACTTTACCAATAGCATCACTTACTGACTTTATTTTTCTTTTATCATAGTGAGCATGTCCCATTTCATGTGAAAGAACATCAGCTGCTTTTGTTCCACTTGTATAAATTTTATTATTTTGATATGCAGGTCCTATTCTAGTATGTGTAATATTATCTACTTCATGTCCTCGTCTAGAAGCTAATCTTTTTAGTTTTTCAGCTATTTTTCCAGATTCTTCTGAGGGTTCGCCTTGCATATGTTTCATTACTATAGGTGCAGCAATACCTTGACTCGCTACTGTACCTCCAAGATATAAAGCAGTTCCTTTTGCTCTTGAACTAGTGTCATTAGATTTTTTAATTCTTCTTTTTCTTGCTTTCTTTTAGGGAATAATATATCTAATAAATTCATAATAATTTGTTTTAGTGTTTAGTAGAAGAGTAACCGATCAAAGTTACTCTCCTTTATTGTTTATGGTTGTATTATTTTTGGCTGAGCTATTATATTTGGAGATTCACCACCAATTAAAATTCTTCTTAGAACTTCAGATATTTTCTCATATGTATTGTAAGTATATGGAATTTCTATGAGAATTATATTATTTTCTTTACAGTATTCTCTAACATTTTCATCCCTTTTTAATTGTTTTTGGAAATCTTCTTTTGTTTTATGAAAGAAATTTATAAATTTGTAATGTTGCTGACCATTAACTTCTATCCAATATTCTAAGTTATTTATATTTAATTTAAAATCTATCATTATTTTGTTAGAATTCCTTCCCGCTATCCTATTTAAAATACTGTATTCTGAATTATATGATAACATTTTATCATTTTTTACTAAATATTCAAGATAACTCTCAACCATAAATTCATACCCAGATTTCTCTTTCATTGCACAGAAAGGACATCCATGAATATTTCTAATATGATGATGTGGAGATTGTTTAAACCATTTTTTACAACTATTGCAATAAATCCATACATCTAATTTATTATTTATGTAATTAACTTTAGAGTAATCAAATTTATCTCCAAACTTATCTTTACATTTCCTTAACCAAACTTCTTTCTGTTTAATAGACCTTCTTTCTCTGGAATCTATTACTGCACATTTAGGACAAGATATTTTCTTTCTATCTCTTAAATGTTCTGCTGGTGATTGATAAAATATATTCCCACATTTCTTACATATTAGTTTTACAGGAGTTAATTTATCAATATAGTTTACTTCAGAATAATCTAAAGCATCTTCACCATATTTATCTTTACTTTTTTGAATAAAACTTTCAGTATCTTTTGCTCTAAGTTTCATATTGATTGCAATTTTTTTAAGGAATATCTAATATATTTCTTATGAAGAAGGGCAGATTGATCAGATCCACCCTTCCTTGCAATCATAAGAAATAATAAATTAGATACTTCTAGTTTATTAAGTTATTTTTTTAAATATTATCAAAAGTTCTTTCATACGTTAATCAATGAGTTTTACTTCATGACAGACTATATCACCTAAGGAATTTCCTCAGTCTACATACATAGTCGTTGAACCTAGATTTATGTTATTATCTAGGATGCTGATTATTTGTATACAAAGATACAAATTTTCCAGCAATTCTTGTAGAAAACACCATGAAATTTTCCAAAATGTTCAAATTGCTTTAAAGTCATTAATTATTTTTATCAATGAATAGACTATATCATCTAGGTTATATTTCAAACTTAGTTCTATATTTAGTCGTTGAGAAATTAGATCTTTTCTAATTTTTGCTGATTATCTATTTGTATTTGATATTCCAGCATTTTAATAGAATTTTTCATAAAGTAATATAAACTTTATGCTTCTTCATTTGAAAAAGCTGACTTGGATATCTGCTCGCATTTGTTAATATACATTAATATATTATAGACTATATCATCTTAAGAATTAATACTTCTTAAGTTATACATTTAGTCGTTGAGAAACTATTTTTAATAGTTTTTGCTGATTTATACTTGGTATAACCAAGATTTTTCCAGCATTTTAGTATAATTTTCTTAAATTTTATTATTTAAGCGACTAAGCTATTAATCGGTTCCGTCCTCAGTCTGCCCATTTTCATCAATCGGTGCATCCTGAAGAATACAGTTATAGAAATTAAGAGTACGAACTTTGATACGGCTTGAGTTAGTTAAGATTAATCTAAGGTCGCATACTAAGTCATCCTTTCTGAAAGAATATTTAGTATCACGATCTGCAATTTTCTGGCGATAGTCCTTATGGTTTTTGTTTTAAATCATACTAGACTATATCATAAAGAGGAACTATGGCTTAACCCTCTTTCTTTGTACTTAGTCGTTGAAAAATAGAATCATATCTATTTCTGCTGATTATTTTTTCGTTATATTAGGTTCATCGCTCTTAATCCTAAATCTTAAGCGATGGAGATAACTATAACGAGATATTTCCAGCAGTTCACAAAGATTCATTAAGGAACTTTTAATCTCTTAATGGACAACTTTTAAATTATCAAACCAGTAAGTAATTGCCTGATCTTCCTTATCTACAAAAGCCAACGACAGGGTTCCAGCTGTGTTTTGACCTGTCTTCTGAATGATAGTATAATTACCACGCATTCTCTTTTCAAAACCTGATACACTATAATCAATACCTACCTGAACGGCATTTAATCTAGCATTGAAAATATCAGTACCAGGGAAATAAACTCAAACATTTGTTCTATGTTTAGACTATATCATAAAAGAAATCTATGGCTATTTCTTTTCTTTGCTAATAGTCGTTGAGAAATAGATTTTTTATCTATTTTTGCTGATTTATCTTTACTTGATCTTCCAGCAGTTTACAAAGTTTTACTAAGACAATTATTTATCTTAGGTACATTAATGAATTGAAGTTCCCACATGTCACCACGAAGGAATTCTTTATTATTATCTTTATATGTACTTTGATAGTCAATAAATTTCATGTATCCGTCACTTCCGCGGACTAAACTTGCTACGCTTGCCATAGTTTTTATTATTTTTTATCGTAATTTAAAGTTATATCGATCGTCATATCATTATCTACTAAGTCGCTCATTCTAGATTCCACTTCAAGTCCTAGTCTGTTATTTGGTAAGTCTAGGTAAAATCCAGTAATAACTAATGAATCTATATATGAGTACCCAGCTGATATTCTATTTAAGATCTGTTCTATTCTAGCTCTTATATCTCCGGCTGATTTAGTACTAAGAATTTTCCATTTATTCTTTTCCAATTCTCTAGCCACTTTTCCTATACAGAATCTCATCCACCCTGAAGTATTGAAGTCTTGTCCATTTTGATATTTTTTATAATAATATATCTGGTTATTAAATACTAGATAATTACTTTTGTATTCTTCAAGTTTTTCTTCTGGTGATTCAAAGGTGTAAGGATCTGTTGTAGGTGTTTGATATAAGATCTGATCGCTAGTTATTGAGTAAATATCTTGTAAGAGCCCTCTAATATGTAAATAATATCCAGGTCTATCTTGTCCGAAAATTGTTTGCCCTCGATAAAAATATAAGAGTCGATTATCAGTGTCAGAGGTATAATTAAAGACGTAGTTATTTCCGGCCGTATTAGTTTCCTCAGGATCAGTTGTTTCTATTAAGTTTCCGTTTTCCACTTTATAGAATTTTACTCCTCCAGTGGGTTGTGATACTATATAAATTGTTCCTGAGGTTATATTTTCGGCCGATGGGAGTTCTTGAGTTTCTACGTAGGTCCATCCATTATCAGAATTTTGGAATAATACTTGAAAACCTAAACTCCTTGCATACCCTAAAAATCTCTCGTATTCTGGATAATAACTAGTCTCTGAGCCTGTCTTCATTCCGGCCGAGTATTTATAGATATCAGGGACTAAGAAATAATCGATAATTCCAGCGTTGTCAGATCCAAAAATAGCCTCTGCCGCTTTCCAATATTCCCCATTTATATCTTCGGCCGTTTCTTTCCAGGCTCGTTTAAGATACCATGTTCCAGAAGGTAATTCAGATTCTTTAGTACCTTTTTTATATTCTACCTCTTCACCTGTTTCTCGATTTATGTAAGATGTTGAGAGAATACATCTAACTAACTTAGACTCTGAAGTAATTATAGTATCAAGTCTTTCCTGTCCAATAGTAAATAAACCACCTTCATAAATTTCTTGATATTTATACCTCTCGATTGTTACTCTATACTTATCATCTCCTTTCAGTTTCTCAATATTTACACTAATATCACTATCTAAGTATTCGGGATCTCCACCTTCAGTACCAGTTGTTTTAGATATAAATCTCACTCTAGTACTTCCGCTCGAGATTTTTGATAGTATATTGTGTGTAGTGTTAAAATCTGGTTCGAATAATAGATCAGTAATATTAGTAAAATAAGTAACCTGAACAGAATATGATGTGTATATTTTGTAACCCTCCGAGATATTTCCTTCGACTGTATAACCTAATTGACTTGGAATTATAACTTCTACTAACCTCTTGAAAATTTCCTTATTACTTTCTTTGGCTTTGATTTCGACCTCGACTGCTTCATCATAATACTGACTTGGAATATTAGGGATACTATTAATTTCCTCTTTAAACCAAATCATTATATTTTCATAAGAGTCATTTTTAAGTTTTTTCAGGATTATATATTTAGAAGTTAATCCCTCGTCTATCGGGTGAAAATCTATCTCAGGGTTATATACTAAAGAATAAGCTAAAGTTTCATACCCTTTTGATACTCTTAGCAAGTCAGGAAGATGAGATAATAATATTTCTTCATTAATTTTTTCAGTATAATCAACATCTCCTTCCTCTATATATTTCGGATAACAATATTCAGGTCCAATAAAACCTGGATAATTTATGTTTAATACATCCCTATTTTCTAGAGAACTCGTATTATTAGTGTCAAGATTTTGTGGTAATTCTAGGATTTTCATATATTCTCCTAGATAATATATATAAAGAGTATACCACAAATTTCCCTCTTTATATTCGCCTTCTCCTGTTACTACCTTATACAAAACTTTATCTTCTCCGATTTCTGGAAGTTCTGTTAAGTTATAGTATAATTTTTGATCTATAGAATACTCTTTTAGGTCAACATAGTCAGGAGCATTAGTATTTTGTTCAACCTTAATTGGTCTATATAAGAATAAAGTAACTCCAGATTCTAAAAGTTCATCATAATAATCTTTCCCTGGAAAATCTGATCCAAACCAAATATCAAGTTCATCAGGAGTTCTCACAAGTATTGGTTTCTCATATGACATCTTAGAATCTACAACTTCAGAAAATACTGTAAAATCATCTTGTTCAGTGGAGTACTTTATATTAGTTGTTCCTAATCTTAAATACATAGCTTTATATTATTTAATTAGTTTCATTACTGAATTTACTCCACTTTCTACTATAGAACCGTAATCTGTTTTTGAAGAATTATCGGGAGCTTTATGTTGTATTACCTTAACTTCTGGAATTTTTCCTTCATTTGGATTCTCTCCTACGATACTAAATGATACCGTAAGATCTCCTGCACCGTCTCCAATATCCCCTGTATACTCTTCAGAGAAATCTTTCATTACTAAAAGCAAATCAAATTTTTGAATTGTACTATATTGTGGTGTCATAACATATATTCTACATCTGAAGCATATATTTTTATACATAGCAATACACACATTATTAGTATCTATTGCTGTAAGTGAATATTCATCCGGGGGCAGTATATAATAATCAGATGTATGTCCTTCGCTATTATAAATTGCAGCTTTAGCACATTCTTCAAAGTATCGTCTCCAAGATTTATATTGATCGTCGGCGATAGTTATTCGAAGTTCATTAGTAAATTCCATTGAAACAGGATAACTAATTTCACCATCATACAAGCTCAGTGTTTTTGATGTCATTTTAGATTTTTGAAGATCAAAACTAGTAAATGGAATCCATTTATTATAAGCTGTATTTACTCCATGCATTACGATATTTCTTATATTTATTTCGTGGATTCCAGGAAGATAATTAAGATCTCCATTTTCAGGCCCTGCATAAGGTTCAAGAGCAATTTCCCAGAAAGCATTAGTATCTAATGTTTGAATATTATAATTTGAATACCCTGTTGAGGTAAATTTATCTGGAGTTGTAATAAATGGGCTAGATTTTAATACATTATATAAACCTTCTACAGTATTAGTATCGTCAGTATCGCTAGATATCCCACATAATTCCTCTAGAGTAATTAATATACCTTTACCTGAAATATAATTATTTTTAAAACTGTATGTTCTTTCTCCTCCAGAAGATCCTAAAGCCATATCTTTTAAAGCACTACCTGCTTTTTTCCAAAAGGATGATGATGAATTTTTCTTTGCTCCTTCATTAGTTATTTTACTTAAGAGTTCGATTTCATCATAAGAAAATACAGATTGACTTTTTATAGGATTAGAAGCATTACTACTAGTTGATCGTGTATTCGCTTCTTCAAATCCATTATATTTAAATTTATTTTCATCTGGTCTATTCAAAGGATTAGATATATCTACTGATTTGCTTCCAACGATACTATTAACAGCATCTCCGAGCTTGTCTCCTAGGTTGTCAAGTGCACCAGAAACTCCTCCAGATACTAAATCACCCAATAAACCGCCATCATTTCCAGGGAGTCTATATCGATTTGATTTAGTTACTTTTTCAAGCTCGTCTCTAGCTACTACCAAACCAGCTAGTGTTTCATTAACAAGAAGTTGTCTTGCCTCTCCATGTACTCCAGTCCAGCCCACGGCTTTTTCAGCAGTCCATCTAAGATAATTACTTAAATTAAGAGATTCTAATCCAAATTTAGGTAATTTCATAGGAGGACCTTCTACTTGTTCAGAAGATAGTTCAGGATTTTCTGAATATTTATAAATTTCTTGTCCATCAGGAGCTTGTGCATCTGGAATTTCTTTTTGTTGGTTATAGAAATAAGTAGGATTTTCTATGATTTTTTCTACTTCTTCTGGAGAAAGATAATTTTCATTATCTGTTTCTGGAATTTCTTTTTGTTGGTTATAGAAATAAGTAGGATTTTCTATGATTTTTTCTACTTCTTCTGGAGAAAGATAATTATATGATCCTTCTGTTTCTACTCTAGGAGCTGAATTTCCTTTAGCTACTTCAGGTAACTTATCTTTATAATTATATTGTTGTTCTGGATTTTCTATGATTTTTTCTACTTCTTCTGGAGAAAGATAATTTTCATTATCTGTTTCTGGAACTTCTAGAATAGAATCGTAAAAATTTCCAAGATCTCCACCAAGACTATCTAACTCTTCTGGGCCAAGAGGAGTATAATCTCCAGATTGTCTAGGAGCATCAGCTATTTCTGGAACTTCAAGGAGAGAATCATAGAAATTATTGATATTTCCACCAAGACTATCTAATTCTTCCGGACCTAATGGAGTATAACCTTCATATCCATCTCCAGAAGTTTCAGGGAGTTCGAGTTTTTCATCTTCTAACTCAAAATCTCTAGTATCTTCAAGTTTATCTATAAAATCTTCAAGACTTTCAGGTTCAGCTTCCTCTGTACCTTTTAAATCTATCCTTTCATCTTCTAAAGAACTTGATTCATATTCTTTAGTACCCTCTAAGTTTATTCTCTCGTCTTCTAAAGATTTAGGTTCGAATTCTTTAGTTCCGGTTAAATCTATTCTAGTGTCCTCTAACTCAGAAGCCTCATAATCCTTCGTATTTTCTAGATCATCAAGATAATCCTCAAGTTCAGACATCTCAGCTTCTTTAGTTCCAGTTAAGTCTATTCTAGTATCTTCAAGAGAATTATTATCTTCTACACTTAAGTTTTCTCTATAATCCTCTAAAGTAGATATCTCAGACTCTTCAGTATTTTCTAGATCAATTCTTTCATTCTCTAGAGCTTTAGGTTCAGACTCCTTTGTATCTTCTAGGTCTATCCTTTTATCTTCGAGACTTTTAGGTTTGGATTCTTCTGTTCCGGTTAAGTTGATTCTGGCATCTTCTAACTCAGAAGCTTCGTATTCTACAGTACCTTTCAGATCTACCCTAGTATCTTCAAGAGAATTATTATCTTCTACACTTAAGTTTTCTCTATAATCCTCTAAAGTAGATATCTCAGACTCTTCAGTACCTTCCAAATCTATTTTAGTGTTTCCAAGTTCTTCTAATACCTTTACAGTACCTCCAAGAGTTATTTTATCTTCAGGTAAACTCTTTAATTCTTCCCCACTTCTAAGAGACTCTTTATGATTCTCTAATTCATCTAACTCCTCCGGCGTTTTCCTAAGATTTTCCCTATAAGTTTCTAACTCTTTATCTTCTACGGTTCTCTCTAAAGATACTTTGGTTTTAGAAAGTTCAGCATCATCTACTGGATTTCTGAGTTTAACTTTAGTATCTTCAAGTTCTTTTAGATTATCTTTTCCACTATTTAATTTTTCTCTGTGATCTTCTAACTTATCTAATTCCTCCGGCGTTTCTTTAAGATCTTCTCTATAACTAGATAATTCAGAAGTTTCAATTGTTTTTTCTAAAGATATTCGAGTAGTATCTAATTCATTTTTAGAATCTACTTCGAGCTGTTCTTTGTATGATAAATCTTTAAATCCTTCAAGGTCTATTCTTGTTAGATCTAATTCTAGGTTGTGATTATCAATAAGAGATTCTCTTTCTTTTCCTAACTCTAGATCTTTTTCTGGAACCTTAAGATTTTCTTTTGTATTTATATAAAGATTTCTTACATCTCTAACTCCTTCTAGATTTAACTTTTCTGTACCTAGAGATTTTAATTCTTTTGGTTCCTCAGTTAATTCTTCTCGGCGGTCTTCTAGGGTTGGTTCAAGGATATTTTTTTTATTTACTATATCCTCACGATGTTTCTCTAGTTCTGTTTTCCTAGGATCATACAGATTTTCACGTGTCTTTTCTGTATACAACCCATGATTTTCCGCCGAGTCAGAGTTTCTATTATCAGAAAGTGGTTCTCGTGATGATTCTTTATATAGACTTTTAATACCACGAACCCCATCTAATCCCTCTATATAATCTTCGAGAGAATTAATTTCTGGAATCCTCCCTGTTGTTCTTCCAGGGAGTTCTAGATTATCTTTTTCTAGGGAAGTATGATTTTCTTGAGTTGTTCTAATACTTTTAAGATATTTACTAAGAGCTTTTACTTCCTCAGGTCTAGTAAGTTGATCACATCCAGGAATTTTATTTTGCTTCAGAATCTCATTTTCTATATTTCTTTCTCTCATAATTACATATCTAAAGTTTCAATAATACTATTCAATGTATAAACATAGAATACTTCAGCTACTTCAGAGTAACCCATTTTAAGAGATATTTTAAATCTGAATGTATATTTTCCACGAGTATATTGTAATTCATCCCCTACTTCAAGAGATCCATCATCTGTATATACTTCTAGATTATCTCTGTTTCGATTCCATACATCTCTTAGTTCATTCTGATTTAATATCAATATTGTAGTAAATTGATCATAATCGTTCTCTAATGTACTACTTGATGAATATGTACCTCCAAAAACATTTTTCCATTTTGAATTACTCTTTGGTCTGAGTACTACAAATTCAGTCCCAAGAAGTTTTAATTGTAATTTTATATTTTTCATTCCAATAGAATAAAGCCTATTTGCCTTATCTAAGTTTTTTGAAATCATATCCGCCATAATAGTATATATTTAGTTTAAAGATTAATCACAGTCAATAATAGTACAAAATTCTTCTGTATCAATTATCTCACGTATTAATTTATATATCTGTTCAAAAGTAAGAGATCCTGATAGTTTCATTACATATATATCTCTCTCTAGGATCGTAATTGTTCTAATATGAGCTGCCATAGATCTAATGAAATCATCAATTTCGTACTGACTATATTCAAGATCTTCTGGAATATATATTTTAATTGAAGATGGATCAGGATATATACTAATTACATCTTTGGGAATTTTACTAGAAACTTCATAATCCCCGATACGATCTTTATCCAATTTCTCTGTTAATTTCGTTATCATCTTTCTAGCTTGTAAATCTGAAAAATATCGAATTCTAGGTACTATCATTTTTCAAATATATTAGGTTTTACATCAGTTGACATGAATTTTTTTAAGATAAAATCAAATTCATTTCTTGTTTTAATTGTGTAGTTATATACAACTACTTTTCCAGTATCTACCCTATTTACTATCGTTTTTAAGTGATTCCAGAAAATAGAATCAATCTTCTTAAGTTCGTTGGTATCCTCTTTATTTACTGTTATTACGAATATTCCAGAGATCATTGACATATTAATACCTATATCTCCACCAAATTCTCCAACAGTATAATCTAGACCTTCAACATAACGAAGTCTTTTAAGGCTATTTTCTAAGTACTTATTTCCAAAGTCTCCTCGATATGTAGGAATTATATCAGGATCATTAGAAAAAGTTACTGCAGCACTATAAATTAAACCGATAAGATCTTCAGATTTACCGGAAAATAGAAATTTTCCCGTTTTCCCAATAAATTTCTTTAAATCATATTTATTTAAAGACTTAACCGAAAAATCCTTCTGTTCAACTTCCTTAATTCTATTTTCAACTAAAGCTTTGTTATCAAGAAGATTTATTTTTACTCCAAGAGTATTACTGAGTTCCATTATAAAGTTGGCTATAACTTGATAATTTGTAAATACAATAGCCACTGAATAAGAATTATTTCTAGAATTGATTGCATAACTACTATATTCCATCCCTGTATACTTCTTACAGTAATAGTCTAAACTATCTGAAGTCTTTTCCAATTCCTTAGAGGTCATTCCAAAAGTATACATGGTAATGGAATTATCTTGTATTGAAAAATTTAATTTATAAGCTGTTACATTTCGATCATTAAAACTAAACTTCTCATCTATTTTTGCTCTTTTATCTAATGAATCTCCTATAGTTACTCCAGAAGCTCTATAAATACCAAACTCACGACGAATTAATTTATCTACTTCTTGAAATTTAATAGATGACATTGGATTGTGTAAATAGTTTAAGAAGAATTTTAATACTACACCTGCTATAGTTCCATATTTACCTCCAGTTATAGCACCACTGGTAATACTAGCATCTTTTAGGAGACTACCTGTAACTCCTCCAATACCAGCACCAGCTAAGGCAGATTTTCCGATTACTTCTATAGCTCCTGGAACCTTATCCATATCCTTTGGACCTGTATAGTGACCCTCCGGAATTGTATATTGTTTTTGTCTAAATTTTGTCATACCATAAGATTTTTTAAATAATTAGTTGAGCTATTTACTACATCTTCTACAACTCTACCTCCTTTACTATCTACATACTTAGATGCAGCCTTAGACATTTTATCACCAACTCCAATCTTTTTCCATATAGTTTTCTCTGGTTTTCCTACTACACTAACTAAAGCAGATGTTCCAGGAATAGGTACTGTTTTCATAGCTACAGAAGTTATAGGTGCTTCTATAGATGGTTGAATTACTTTAGTATTTACAACTCTTCCTGGATTAATGGCTGCTTGATTTGCCGCCATTTTTACTCCTTCTATCTTATTTAAACCTCTTGCTACTCCAGAAAGAACTTTATTTTGTGTTTTTATGGCGGATCTTTTTGCAGCCATTGGAGTCTTTCTAAGAACTTTTTTATTAAATCCAGCCAATACTCTAGTTCCTGTAAGAGAATACAACTTTCTTTTTATTATCATAATTTTATATATTAAACAAGTAAATCTCCATACCATCCAGATTGGAGTATATAATTATCACACCTAGATCTAAGCTCTTGATATGCAGCGTCGATATTATTAAGAACTTCCAAACCAACATTAGGTAACATTAATGAAGCCTTTAGGTTCCTAATATAGTCTAGTAAATGAGTCATACAGAGATCCATAAAAAGTGTACCTCTCGACCCTTCTTCTACATTCAGCCAATAAATAGCTGCTTTAGATGATCCTGGATTAAACGTTTTATCAGGAAGAAAGTCAGGAATTATTGGTCGACTACATATTCCTCTAATATAGAATTGATCGTAACTGGGCATATCCATCATAAAAACATAAGGACGTCTATAATCTGTGAAGTAAGTATAGTTTCCTGGAGCTGGATAAGATATAGACCCCACCCTGTACATAGGAATAGAGTTTGGAATTAATATAATCTGATCTTCCGATATTTTACAATCAAGAAATAATGTAAAATTACTCTTAATCTCACAATACCCTTCAAGTCCCATGTTCTCACAACTACACATCTGAGAACGGTTCATTTTCATCTCCAGAATCAATGGCAAGGTATGTTCAAATTCTCTTAACGACTCCTTAATTATCTCCAGTAATATCTCATCTGGACTCAAAAAATCGTTCAAGGCTAAAATTTCATCAAGAGACGTCAAACTTATAAGAGCACTCCTGATAAATAACTTCTTTTTAAGATCTATTAATAATGTTTTATCCATGATATAATACTGGTAATAATTTAGGTTCTACTTTTGTTGTTATATCTTTTCCTTCTTCGAAAAATATCTTTATGATTTCAGGGATTCTATTATTGTCTTTATAAGAAATTCGAAGAAGTTTTATATTATTTTCTTTGCAATATTGTTCTAAACATCTATCTCGGTTAACTTGATTTACGAAATTTTGATATGTGGGTTGAAAGAAAGAAGTAAATTCATAATGTTGTTTTCCATCATACTCTATTATTACATTTAATTTTGGTATGTAAAAATCTAAATAAAATATTCTATTATTTATTATTAATTTATATTGACGAATTATGTTTAAATAATAACTATTTAAAATAGAGTATAAAGAATTTTCCATAAACGAAATACTACTAGTTTTTGAACAATATATACAGTATTTTCCTTCATGTTTTAAAAATATACCTAGTCTAGTAGTATCCCAAATATGATTATGAATATTACATTTTAGTATTAGATATGTATTTTGATAATTAAATTCTTCTTTAAATCCTAAAAATTCTAAAGATATATTATATTTTTTATTTAAATGATTTACTCTATCTATTATTAAGTTATGATATCTTTTCTTTTCCTGTTCACGTTCAAATAATTCTCTACATTTAGGACATAGTATAATATTTCTACTTTTATCAGTCATTAAATAACTATAATAACATGAAAATTTTCCATGTTTATAACAAACTAATTCAACTGGAGAATTATAACCTGTGTAGCTATTATGAATATTACAAAATATTGACGATTCATTTGTAGAAGATGATTTATGAAATTCGATTATATTATTTTCTGCTTCTAAATTAGTTAATTTTCTTTTTTTTCTTTCTTTTGAACATTCAGGACAACCAATTAAATTATTCGAAATAAATCCATTATAGGTCGTTGTTTTCCAAATAATATTATGAATATTACATTTTAAAATCAATTTTGTTGATGAGCCTTTCCAAAAATTTACAAATCCTAAAAAAGATATATTACTCCCTTCATTATTTTTCTTTAATATGGATTTTTGTATTCTTTCTATTGCTATATTTTCTGGAAGTGTTCTTTTTATTTTTGAACATTCAGGACAATGCCATCCATTTAATATAAAACTAGAATATTTTATAATTTTACTTATATTATGTAATTTACATCTTAAAATAATTTTTAATTTTTTTGTAGATATATCTTTTGAATAGTTTTCTAATCCTAGGAATTCAATATCTTTAGTTAATTTTGAAATAATATTATATATTATTTCATCTTTTGTAAATTTTTGCATATTCTATTATTTATAAAGGATAGTATGCCAGATCTCTCCAGCATACTATCATGTTATTTATTATTCAAGGGCTGCTCCTCTAGTATCTTCGTACTCTGAGACTGCAAGTTGCATACCAACGTCGAAAATGTCGTGATATCAATATGTTTGCTAAGTATTATCTACTCATGTTCAGACTATATCTTTTAAAATCTTCATGAAATTTTAATTATACATCTAGTCGTTGAGAAATAGAATTATATCTATTTTTGCTGATTCTTTGGATTTATTAAGTTCCAGCAATTGGTATAATAATCGCATATACTTTACGATGACATATTTCAAAGCTCTCTGGTATCTAACCAAAACGTTAACCACCATTTTATTCTGCATTATTGTTAAACTTAAATATAAGATTAATATTTAAGATCAGACTATATCATTTTAATAAGTACATAGTCGTTGAGAGAAAATTTTTGTAAACTTTCTTTGCTGATTTATTTTATTATCTTCCAGCAATTCTCTTATTTTTCTTGGTAATATAAAAATCCAAGGCGCAATTATTTACGCTGAATTTGAACAGGGTTATTTGTCTCATCGATGATAATACGGTAATCATCGATATTATAAGACATTGGGAGAATAGTTGATTTAAACCAGTAATCGATAGTTCCAATCGCACTTTCCCAGAGTTTTGGTGCAATTCTCCAACCTATATATTGCTTAAGTAATATAGGCATAGCTTTTGAGATACGAATAGCTAAACGAGAGTTACCTTCATCTGAAACAATATTATCCACACTTTGCTTAGTATAATTCGTTTTAGAAAATTATTTGGTAATTTCGCTAGACTATATCTTGAAAAATAATAAAATTTATTTATCTTTTATACTTAGTCGTTGAGAAAGGATTTATATTAGTAATCCTTTTTGCTGATTTTTATTTTTTATATAAATCCCAGCAGTTCATAAAAATTCAATTTCAATAAATTGGACAATTTTGTTTATCATTCATGTTCCAAGCATTAGTTTGATAATTCCAGAGTACAGTATTTACTCGTTTAGATAATAGAAGTTGACGAGTTTTTTTATTAAACTCTGTCATAGGTCTCTGATACTGAACAATACCATTAGTTTGTCCAAGTACAGGAGCAAATTCTGCATTATTTCTACGGTTTCTAGCTACAGCTTCCCAGTAAACAACAGCAGGTGAGCAATAATATTTCCATCCAAATGTACCGGAGTCGATATCCCAAGGTGCAGACAGATAGAGTTTATATGAATCTTGTGCTATTTTAGTTGCATTATTAGCGATAGTCATATAATTTGTGCTCTGAACTGTTGATACTGGATAGAAATAGTTAGAATTGATAGCCATATTAGCCAAGTAATTCTGGAAACTTAGTGATGTATTTCCAAGGTCACATAATCCTTCAACCACATAAATTTCCTGAATATTGATTTCGTCAAGTGCTTTCTTAAGATCCGATTCAGATACATCAAGAATATCTGTTTCAGTTGGATCTACGCCTAATTTTGCATAAACTTGATCTCCACCATTTTCTTGATATTCATAGTACTTATATGAACTTCCAGATCCAACTCGGTAAACATCTCCAACTGACATACCTTTTGAGTTGTAAAGATCAGTCATTGAAGAAACTGTTTGTTTATAAGAACCTGCATTTGGGTCATTAGGATCAAGTTCTACCCATACTTTATCATCAGCTCCGTATCCATAGTAGTTCAATCCAAGCTCTCTCATGTCGTCAGGGAGTTGAAGTTGAATCATACTTAGGAGTTCATTGAGTTCTGATACTTCCATATCTCCACGGCCGGTTACTTTACCTATATTAAAGAACTGTACTTCGTCAGAAATATTAGGATCAAGAACAGCGACTTCATAAAAATCTCGCTGTAGGATACTTTCTAACGGTTCTACTGTTCCTTTCTTAGTATAGGTATCTAGAACGGCCGATAGTACCATATAAGGAGAATCAGAGTTTTCGTTCAAAGCGGGGTTAGTTAATTCTTTGGTAACTACTGCATCATGATTAAAACGTCTAATTCTAACTCTCAGATCAGTATTAGAGTTATATTGATTAACTGCATAATATTTCTGTTCTTCGAAACCAGACCAAGCGGAAGCATTAATATCTATAAGTTTTTGATTAGGATTATCACTAGTCCAATCAGGTTCACAAATCACGATATACTGCTTTCCTAGTGGACATCTAGAGTCTGAAGTATCTAGCATATCCTGTCCTAGATAAAGTTCATAGAATACAACTGCCTTTGCTTTATCGGGATCAGTTGTTTCATTTTCAGAGATGATATTATTAGGATCTGTGAAGAATTTATAAGATGGAGAGAAGAATTTATTAGTTTCATTCATTTGATTTACTAAGTCGGGGAGAGTTCTTACATAGTAATCATATTGAGGACCATCATCGGTGGTACGATTACCAAGAATACCTACTCCATTCAAATTAATTGACCATCCATCTTGATCATGTTCTGCATCATCACCATCAATATCAAGAACAAACTTAACGACACCTTTATCAGCATCTCTAAATCCCTTCATTAAAGCACCATCTCTAAGGATATATGTACTATAATCAGTTTTAGTCATGGGTTTAGCGTAGTAGATATCGTTAGCTTTAGATGCTCTACAAACCAGCATAACATTAGAGCCAGCCAATCTATAAGCATTCATCCACATTGTTGCAGCTACATTTTTATCTCCTGTATTATTAGCATCATGATAAAGATTATTCAAGGATGCCATATAATCTTCTGTTAAGTCCCCTGAAGCATAAGTTTTTAAGAATTCAGATTGACTAGAGATCAGTGTAGGAACTGCTGGGCCTGCATCAGAAATTAAAGTCACTCCGATAATTAAACTTTCACCTGCAGTAGGATTAAGAGCTGCGGTATGTACTCTCTCTATAACTTTTACATACGGTTCGAGAGTTTCAGTCCATTGTGCCATAATTTAAATATAATAATTAATTGTTTTATTTAACCAACTTCTACGAGATATACTGGATATTTATTTCTTATAAATTTTTCACATATTCCAGCTATTAAACCAACATCAGCGGTTCCATCAGATATAGTAGTTATAGAAATCTCATTATATCTACTTTTACTTTCTTCTGTTACTGCACTTGAGTTTGGTAGATTTCGTATTATGTTTTTTGTTATATCTTTTAGTTTATTATCTGCTATTGTATTTACTAGAAGTCTAAGTTCACCAGAATTTCTTGTTATAGCTACACTTATTGCTGATTTAAGAGAATCCGCCGTTTTAGGATCTCTTGTAAAATCGGAGCCTTCTTTAAAACCTGTTTTCTTAAGATCCTCTACTACTCTATCCATTAATCTATTGTCAACTGTTAACTTTCTGGAAATAGCCTCATCACCTTTTTTTATAGTACCAACTAAGGCTCCAAGAGCTGCTCCGACTAATGTTCCGGCGGCTACTACTCCAAGTCGTTTAGCAAATGGACTTAGAGCATTTAATTTTCGGAAAGTAGGGTTACTTCCTTCATATTTAATATTTTTAGCATCTTTTCCGGATAATGGTAAACTTAGAGTAGCTACGTTTCCACCAATTATAGCTCCTTTAACAGTATCAGATAATATACTAAAGTCTTTTCTTCTAAATGTAATCATATTATTATCATTTTTCTCGGAAAAGATTTTTTTAAATTTATAAGAGGTTGTCTTTTTAGGTTCTTTTACTTCTACCTCTTTTAAAGTTTTATTAACTCCTCCAAGTGCTTTAGTTAATCTATCCATTGCTTCTAGCTGTTCATCTTGATATTTTTTATCAGAATTTTTTCTAGTAGCATTAATAGCAAGATTAGTTCCAGAAAATCCAGCAGTGGCAGTAGTAATTTTTGCCGTAGGGTTATTTTTATAAAACTCCTTTACATCTCTGATTATTTTCTTTGGTTTAAATTTTGCCATAATTTTTTATTAATTTTAATAGGAATAACCATCTCTTTGAGTCATATTTGTCTTCCAATCCTGTTTTTCTCTTCGTCTAGCCTGTCTCTGAGCATAATTAAGTCTTTTATTATACCATTCATTATTTTCAGCTTGTTTATTTCTATTTCGAAGAGCCATTCCACCTGCTAGAAGACCACCAACAACTAATCCAGTTTTTCCACCTTTACCCATTCTTCCGAGTAAACTACGACCTGCCTTATTCTTTCCAAAAGCTCCAGCTACAGAACCAACTGTTCCACCAAGAGCAGCCCCACCAAGAGCAGCCCCAGCTACAGAACCATATCCAGGAGCCTGTTTTGGTTTTTCAGCAAGAATATCTGAATCCTTCATTCTTTTAAGATTATCAGTATCGTCGTATTTAGTGAATAATTTTCTTTTTATAATCATTGTATTTCTTGATTTTTAGAATCTTGATATTTGAAAGCATCTTTATCTAGAGCCCGAGCTGTTTTATTTACTATTTTCTCTCCAGTTCCCCATGTTGCTCCTAAAACTGCAGCACCGACTGGAATACTACCTGCTAAGGCTGTTTTGGGGTTATCCATAATGAATTTACCTGCTTTTTGAGACCATACTGAACCTGAGTGTTTTCCATATCTATTTAACTGATGACCGAATTTGTATACACCTTTTCGACCACCTCCGCCAGATAAATTAGAAAGTCCACCTAAAATTGTTTGTCCAGGAGTTTTAAATATCTGTGAATTTCTTACAGATTTAGAAGCGCCAGTAAGTAATCTTTTAACTGCCATTACTCCAGGGACTGCATAGTTTCTCTGAGTTAATGCCATCTGATCTTTATATTGAGCTTTTTCAGCAGAGTATCCGAGAGCCATGGGAGCAGAACCTAGAGCAGCCATCGTTATTAACGTTCCTTTATTTTTTTTTGCAGCTTCTCCTAAAACTTTTCCAGTACCTTTTACTGCTTTCATTATAGATCCAGCAGAATAGGTTTTTTCAAGAGGCATTCCATTTTTCTTCATATCTTTTTGAATTGCTTTATCAGTAAGATATGAAGCTCCTGCCATTGTAGCTCCCATCATAGTTCCACCAATCAGCTTATTTTTTCCTTTCCACACAATTTTACCAACATCTTTAGCGAGACCTTTAGCATTTCCTAAAGTTTTATTATTCTTAAGAGTTGCTGTAAGTTTTGCAAAATTTATTTGAGCAAACTGTTTTTGTCCCATTACATCTGCTGCTTGTTGTGCTGCTTGTGGATTATTTTTTGCGTTTTCTGCAATTTTATTTAAAGCTTTGGTCATCTTTCTATTTTGCTCCTCTGCCTGTGCTGCTTGTTCCTCAGCTTGTTTCATTTGATCAGAGCCTTGTTTTAGAGAAAGACCTGTACCAATAGCCCCTGCAGCATTTAAAGCCATTCCCCAAAAAAATTCTTTTTGTCTAAACTTAATCATAATCTAAATCCTCCTATAATTAAGTCTGCATATCTTGACCGGCAGTTTTAAGACCTTTTCCAAGACCTCTAGTAGCTGCAGAACCTAAGAGATAACCAGCTCCCATACCTAAAATACTTCCAAATGGTCCCCCTATCATTGTTCCAATAGTTCCTCCTAATTTAGTAGCTCCTAAAACACCACCAGCGATTCCGGCTACTTTATTATCAAGAGCTTTACCAACTCCTTCTGTAACTCCTCCAAGTGTATTTCCGGCAGCTTCAGTTAGTGCATTGTAGCATTTTCTTTTTAATCTGTATCTTGCCATTTACCTCTTCCTCCACGATTTAATTCTTGATTTAATTTTCTCATTTCTTTTCCTAAATTACCGATTCCAGCTAATTCACGTTGAGAAGTATTCATTCTACCCAGTCTATCCATATCTGTATCATATTTTCTCCCTTTAGTGAAACCAAGAGCTGGGTTATTAGTATTTAATATCTTGGTTTGAGAAAATCTCTTTACAATCATCATGCATTAAGTAAATATATTTTATAACCTAATCCGAAGGGTAATATATTCAATGCATTAATAGCATCTTCGATAGATTTGAATTCTAAGACCAATGATCTTGATTTTTTATCATATTTGATAGCCTCTCCAAGCAATTCAGAAACTTCATAAGATAGATCAAAGGAAGGAGAGAATGAACCAGATAGATAGGGATATTGTTTATCACCGCCTTTACTCTTAAATTCTCTTTGCTCTAAAATTGATCCTGGAAATTCTGAATACTTCTTTTCTTTCTTTTTTCCACCTCTTCTTTCTTCAGGATTATCATTCCTAGGTCCAGAAGTGTCTCCTAAAGAAGTATTATTATTTCCTCCATTATTGTTATTATTCCAATTTGGATCACTATCTTTTGGCGCAAATATAGAATGACTTACGTTTAATTGCATATTTCCAAGACGTTTATCATATGTTTTACCTGGAAGTCTAACCTCATCTGGTAACTTTGCTTTGGCACCAATTTTTAGATACATTCTATATTTATCTTTTCCAAACATAGAAGTACTAATTACAAATCTTTCGATTACTACATTATTTCCTCTAAGAACAGGAATTAATGCACTAGTATCTATTACTCCGAATTTATTTCTATCAGAATATCGCATAAGTTTTACATAAAGACTTCTCATTGCATCATATTCTGTAAATTCTTTCTGTCTAAATTTAATCATGCCACAACTGATAAATTATATTTTGTAGCGAGAATTTCTATAATATCAAAAGCTATTCCTAAGTGATCAGTTTCTGCTGTGATTACTCTGGTTTCTTTATTAATATCAGTTATTCTCATTCTAAAAATATCTTTGATTAATTTTTGAGTATAATTGTATAATTCCTTATCCTGTACTTGAATTTGATAATATCCAGACTCATTTTTTATAAATGAAACTAAAACCATAGCCTTAGAATTAACTCTACTAACGCTATCTGCTTGCTCTGGAGTTATAATATTAGGCCGTAATCCTTGTTTCTTTAAATATTCAATAGCGTCCGGCATTAAATTTTGGATAAGGTATTTCTTCTTTCTAAAATTTATCATAACCCTTTGTTTATAATTGTTGTTTCAGTATCAACCGGAACTTCATAATGATAATCTGGATTATTTCGTTCAAACTCTATATTCTGAACTATTTCTTCTAGGAATTTATATCTATCATCAATTACTTCATAGAAAAATAGTTCACATCTGAATTGACATTGATAAGAGAAATTTGAATTATCATCTTGTTGATATGTCTGGTTAAAATCTTCAGTTATTCCTCCCCATTTTATTGCAGCTGTCCATCTTTGTCCATATCTATCTGATGTTTTGAATTCACAGAAATTAGTAAGTAATGTGACATTCATATATCTATTTTTAAAGTCAAAGAATAATGGCATATCAGTACTTCTTAGATAAAATTCAACTGGTATTTTATGCTGCATTACTTTATCATCAGAATACTTAGGATGATTATCTTTCACTGGAGTCTGAAGAAATTGATAAACAACATGTGATGTTTTAGTTAATGTAGTTTCTTTATTAATTCTAACTAACTCTAAACCATAATCATCTAAAATTTTACGTAATTCTAGAATAAATTGATCTTGATAATCTACAGCTCTTATAACATAATCATTATATTTCCTTCTTAATGTAAATATTGTTTCAGATTCAGATTCAAGTGTAACATCATCTGAACTAATTATAATTTTAGGAAAATTTCTTATCTCATAACAGCTTGGTCTAGGTCCAATAGGTTGAAGATATATAAGATTTCCAGAGTAAAACAAGAAATTTATAAACTCAGGATTTTTATAATCTCCTTCCGAAACTACTATTGTTGTATAATTATAGTTTTGGATAACTCTAGATTCTGAGTCATTTACAATAACTATATTAATAGTATGTGGATCATAAGTTAATTTTCTTAACTTAAGTCCATTTAATGTAACATAAGTATTTTTAAATAATTTAGGAAGTCCTGTAGGGAGCATGTCAATTCTTTTCTCAGTACATGGTATTCCTAAAAGATCTGATAAACTTCCAGAAGTACTTCCTGGAGAATAAGTTAGAGTGAGAGTAGATCTTGAAGTATCCTCTACTATAGAGCTTATTTGTCCTTCTTTTACTTGAAAATACCTACATTTATTAGAAGAGAGTTTAAGACCTCTGTAAATTACATCACTCATAAAACTTATTTTAATATTTTAAAATTAATTTTCAGGGATTAACTTCTTCTTTAACTATTAGCTTTATTTTCTGCTGCTAAGAATGTACCAGCACCTAATGCAGCAGTACCAGCAGCAGCAACACCTAACCCTTTACCTAGTCCAATAGAACCTCTTCCCATAGTAGAAGCTAAATTCTTAAAACCTTTGGCATTTTCTCCTGCTTTAAAAGCTCCTTTTGCTGCAGTCCAATTTGCCGCTGTTTTGGCGAATGGAGAAAATAATCCAAAATTTTTTCTTTTAAGCTTATAAGTTGCCATAATTATTTCATAATTTTTCCAAGTGCCTGCATACCTTTTTGATCAGCTTTTGCATTAAAAGCTTGTTTTGTCATCTGAGATCCTGTTTTCTTTAAAAGTGCATTATCAATTTGTTTAGCTCGTGCAACTCCAAAATCCTTAGCTCCAGACATCATCATTCTATCTCCAACTTTTCCTCCAACAGCTTTACCAGCTTTCATTAGTCCAGTATTAGTTTTAGCCATTATGTTAGCACCAAATGCACCTTTTTTAGCCCCAAGAATGGCTGCACCTGCTGCGAGGCCACCTAAAGCTAATTTTTTCCCAGTACTCATTCCGCCTTTATCATCAGAATATAATTTTCTCTTTAATCTAAATGTACTTGCCATAATTGTAAAAATTAAAAAGAGAAGGAACCTTAAGTCTATAAGACCTAGGGAATCCCTCTCTTTGTTTAAAATCATTTTATTCTTTAGGGATCTGAGAGTTTAACGATCCAAATGATTTTTATGGTTTAATTAGATACCGAATTTGAAAGTAACCTTCTGTACCAATTCAGGAGCCATATACTTAGTACCTTCCTGATAGTAGATACCAGAAGCCATCTGAGTTGGGTTATTGTAGTTACCAATAGTCGGAGTATCAGTCAAAGGCATATAGATACCACGTGCAAGCGGAGCCATCTGACCATCTTTTGTTTTGTGAATTGCATAGAAAGTACCTTCACCCGGAGCTTCAGCAATATCAGTAGAACGAAGTACAGGAATACCATTATACCAACCCAACAGGTCATTGATATAAGTCATCTTAGTATTACGTTCCCATTTACCAATCATTCCACCCTTCTGGAATTGATTAGATGCCATATTACCAGCTACATAGGCAGTAACATCAACACCCTTAACAGCTTTAGTTGCCAATGCACTTTCAACATTAATCAAGTAAGCATCGAACAAGTCAACTCTAGAACGATAATCCATGAACTGACCAGTCATAGCACCCTGAGTCAAATCCAAGTCAGCCATAACGTTACCATTATAACCTTCTTCCAAAGTAGAAACCAATTTATAGTTAATTACCTTAGTATACAATTCACGAAGCTTAGTGAACAAGAAAGTAGCCATATCAGAACCAGTTGCTTTCTTCATAGCACCTAAAGCAGCAATGTTATATTCAGCTACCAACATATCAGGTACAGTAGCCAAACCAAGCTGTTGCATCTTAGCGATAAATCTCTTATCATTAGCATGTGCATTAGAAGCACCAATAGTATTACAAGGAGTACCAGTAACATCTTCCTTACCTACAATAGTGATAGTTTCTGTAGCAGCATCACCAGCCAAAGCAGTAGCCAAAGTAAATTCTACACGACCATTCAAATAGTTGATAGTACCGTTAGAAATCTTACCAGCAACAGCCATGAAAGCACCCTGACCATTATCGATCAATTCGAATTTTTCAGTTGCAGTAGCAATCTTAACACGTACTGTACCAGGGATAATCTTACGACCAATCAAAGAAGAGTAGTCAGCATTAGTAGTCGGAGTAATATTCAAAGTAAAGTTACCCATAGCTTGAATATCCTGATAGTTATCCGGACCTAAGTTAGGAATAACAGAACGCATATCAGTTACACCCAAAACGTCGAACCAATAGAACAAACCATTAGGCTGATCAAAGTCACGTTCGATAGACATATAACCTGCGAATGAGCTTACATAAGAAGCTACAGAAGCATTGAAATACTGAGTAGACAGCAACGGAGTTTCTGCATAACCAGAGAAAGTCTTCTGCAGCAAATTACCTGCATTACCTAGACCAAACAAATCTTTCATTTCATCGTTACGAGAGAACATCTTAGCATATTCACGAGAACGAAGGTTAGCATCTTCTGCTGATACTGAGCTATTAATAAGAGCCTCCATCATTGAAGGAGTCTGCATCATTTGCAAATACTGTGTATTCATAATGTATATAATGTTTTTATTATTTTTAGTTTATGTAAAATGGTTTTTGAGGATAACCATAAACCTATCTATTTATATTTAATTACTTACGAAAACTATTTCCAGTCAACCATGATACTAGAGTATCATTTGTATCACTGAATTTCTTTTCTGAGAACTGAGCTTCCTGAAGATCTTGTTCTTGAGCCTGTGCAGGAGCTTGTTTTGCTTCCATAATTTGCTGAGCTGCTTCTTCTGCTACTGCTTGAATACTTTGAACTGCCTGAAGTGCTTTATCTTCAATAGCTTCAACACTAGTAGCACCACCTTGTGCAGGAGCAACACCTGCCGGAACTGCTACTTCCTGAGGAGCTACAGCATTAGGATCAGCTAAAGGAATTACAGGAGTATTAGGATCTACTTCTCCAGCAGGAACAGGAACTGCACCTACAACATCTGAGAAGAATTTATTAAGAATAGGATCTTCATAATCTCCTGAGAATTTCTTTTCTTCTTTATCAATAGAATGTTCTTCAAGTTTGTCAGCTTCTTCTTCTGATAATGGATGACATTCAATATCATCTTCACTCATAGTAGCCTTAGTAAATTCACCATTTTCCTTATCTTCTATAATTGCTTCTGTAGCTGAAATTGGAGTAATGATTTCTTTATCTGTTTCTACTTTCTTACCAGTTTCAATAGCTTTTTCTACTGGACAATGACCATCTTCTTCAGAGAATAGACGAACCATATATTCAGTAAATTCCTCACCTTCAGAGAAGAATTTAGTTTCTGCCTCATTACAGTAGATATCTTCAGAAAATTCTTTTTCTTCATGATTTTCAACTTTATCTTCTACTGCAATACTGTTTGTTAGATTATCGGCTTCTGCTTCTGAGATAGGATTAACATCAAGAACTTCTTCATCCATCTCAGCTTTAGTAAATTCGCCATTTTCTTTATCCTGTATAACTGCAGTCTTAGAATCGATAGGCGTAATAATTTCTTTATCTGTTTCTACTTGTTCGCCAGTTTGGATTGCGCTTTCAATTTCAGCAGAATCAGCCTCTTCAGAGAACAAACGAATCATATACTGAGTAAGTTCTTCATTTTCTGAGAAAAATTTAGTTTCTGCTTCGTCACACCAAACATCAGAGAATTCTTTTTCTTCTTCCTCATCTTCGTCTTCCTCTTCTTCAGAAACAACGATATGATCTGTCAACTCTTCTGCTTGATCTTCGCTTATCTTTTCAAGCTCCATTTCTTCACCTTCTAAACTAACTTTAGTAAATTCATCTTTATTTTTATCCTGTATAACTGCAGTCTTAGAATCGATAGGTGTAATAACTTCAGAATCTGTTTCAATCTCATCACCATTTCCAATAGCATCTTCAATAGCATCCTGAGTTGCACTAATACTATCTACAGATTCAGAGAAGAAACGACACATAAAGTCTGTATTATCAGCTTGGAATTCAGTTAAGTAAATAGTATGATCTGAAAATTCTGCTTGTTCAGGTTCTCCAAGTTGTTCATCTTTAACTACACCAAGACCATTCAAGAGATCGATAGCATATTCACGAGCGTCTTCGGGGTTATCAAAAATTCTAACTCCTGCTACTCCTTTTTCTGTTAAACTCTGAACTAATTCTTGAGCTGATGCTTCGTCATACTCTGGAGCATCTACAATAACATGATTTACTGGATCTACTCCTACTACAAACAACGGATCAAACTGTTCTGCTTCACTAAAATTCTTAGATTCTAGCTCAGTAACATCCATATCTTCACCATTAAACTCTACCTTTGCTTGATCACCTGTAGATTCTGATGTAACAACTACTTCATTTTCACCAGTTTTCTCTACTTTAAGATCACCTACTTTAGCTGTTTCTTCTGATTCAATAACTTCTGAGAATAATCTTTCACAAAATTCTTGATCTGAGAAAATTCTAAGAACTACGCTATTATCAGTACTTACAGAGAATTCTTTTTCTTCGCATTCTTCTACAGCTTCAGGACCTTCTTGTGCAGTAATTTCTACACTTTCTTCATGACCAGCTGCTGGATTTAAACCACCATCAGGAAGATTTGGTGCAATAACAGCACTACCATCCATATGATTTTCAACTTCCTCGTCAGCTGCACCTACCTGATTACCCGGAGTTACTCCATCCCCTTCCGGATGAAGATATCCCTCGATTTGTTCAGATTGTTCAGCTGGATACATATCATAAGTATCGTCCTCGTCGGAAGCTTTTTCAACGATAGTAACTTCGCCATTTTCTTTGTCTGTTACTGAAACTTTACCGTCACCGATATTTTCATATTTTACTTCTTCAGTATCAACAGAGCCGTTAGCCTTAGCATCTTCAATATCTCTGGCTACTTGCTTTGCTAATTCTTCATCCTTATCCTCTACAGCTGAGAATAGGACTTCCATAAATCTTGTATTTTTCATACTGAGTTTTATAAATATTTTATTTCATTATATCAACTTGATTTCCTTGAATTTTGATTACTCCACGATCAATTAATATATCTATTATATTATCTGGAGCATCATCATATCTCTCTTCTAGGATTTTTGTAAATTCTTTGATTCCCATTGCAGAATTACCAAATTCTATCTTTAAGTCTCCAATAATTCCAGAGTCTTCAATCCAATCTTCTACTTCTTCAGTGCTAGAGAACTCAACTTCTTTCATTTCTTCAAGTGGAAGAGAATGAGCTTTTTTAATTAGCATTATACCTTTCGGTCCTAAAGATCCTTTAGATTCTAACATATTAATTATGTCTTCCTTAGGTCCTTCTATTGGGTCTAAATCCAAAATCTTAGTCACTGATACGATTAACTTAGAGAATAATTTAGATTGTAAGAATGCAGTTTCAGGAATAGTAACTTTATTATCTTCATCAATACTAGCAAAACCTTTTTCAACTAAATCTTCGGCGGAAATACCAAATGCCTTAACAACTTCTGATTCATTTAAAGTTTTGCCAGAAAATTCTTTTAATTTTACCTCAAATTCGTTCGACGGTTCTGAAAATTCTTTTTGTACAGCGGCATTATTATCTCCGCCGAATAACGAACGTCTTGAGAATCCTTTTTCTACTTCTTCAATTTTTGATACTTCGACTTGTACAGCTTCAGGAGTATTTTCAGGACTTGGTGTAACTTCTAAAACATTAAATCTATTTACAGCTCCACATTTAGGACATAAGAAGTTAGTTGTAGTGGCTAAAGTATCCATAATATAACCACAATCTCTACACTGAATTTTCTTATATTCTGCCTGAGTTACTCCACCTGAAAATAACTTGCGCCGTGGAGAAATCGAAGAAGAGAATAATTTACGTCTTTCTACTTTCATAATCTTTTTAACTGTTTTCTTCAGGGTTTTCTTCTTCTACTGGCTCTTCTTTCTTCGTACCATTCTTCGGCGCGAATATTTCCTCTAACATTGCATTAACAAAGTCAGAATAAGCAGCTTGAATTTTTTGATATCTTGCCTTAGATATTGCATTAGTTTTAGATACCTCAGACATAGCCATCTTATATGGTAAGAACAATTTTTGTACACTTATCAATGTATTTATAAAATTTATTTATAATTTAGACTATATCTTCTGTCTATTTTGACAGTTTATATACATAGTCGTTGAACAAATCACTTCTTTAGATTTATCTAAGTATGATTTGATGCTGATTTATCTCATTTAGATATTTCCAGCAATTCATATAAAAAACGCATATTATTTACGTACATTCTTACCTAAACTAGAAGCACCAAGTAATGTTCCTGGATTTTTTCCATTCATGATTTCTGGTGTAATCGACTTCATAATATCCAAAAGATCTGTAGTAAACAAAGACTTCATGATTTTAAGTGTTTCTGGATCTATTTTCTCTGGGCCGCCTTGCTGTTTTAGAAGTTGTTTGTAAGATAGAATCAATACACGAAATCTTTGACGAGTTGAATACTTTGATTCACGAATTCTATCTCTTAATGCAATTACTGAGAAATCTTTTTGAACAGGTTCTTTTGGCATCTTACTAATGGATTCTAAAACTTCTTCTACCATTCCATCTGCGGAGAAAACTTTTGCTTTTAACTTTGTAAATTTTCCATCAATCTTGGATGATTTTAACATATCTCCACATCCAAGAGAATTTAAATCAGAGAAAGCTTTTACTTTAAGTCCTTTAAATTCAAAATCCTTTGGAGTATATTCTATATCCGAAAAGTTTTTTTCTTCCCCATCAGATATTAGATTTCCTTCATCATCCCAAGTCTGTACTACTTGAGCTTGTTTCCAAGAAGGGTTCAAAGTAACATCTAATCCCTTGATACTTACTAATTTACGTAATGTATCTACTCCAGAAGTAGATGAATCCCAATATCCCAATTATTTAACTAATTTATAATTAATTGTAGACTATATTATCTAAGAAAATTTCTTAGTGTTTACTCTAGTCGTTGAGAAACTATTTTTATTAATAGTTTTTGCTGATTTAATTTATTATTTTTCCAGCAATTAAAAACATTTTCATGAATTAACTTTGAATTCATGCCTCAGATATTGTTTAAGGATAACTGCACTTACTCCAGGACGAACTCCGGCCTTTAATAAGTACTTTAATCTTTTTATGTTTTGTGCAGCCTCATCATCTGCTAAGGCTTCATCAAATAACTCTATTTCAGCATAACACCAAGAATCAGGCATAAGCTCTAATTTTGTTACATAAAATACAGGAGCAGCAGCCTCTGTACAAAGTAACATCATATCATCTTTACCCACAGTCTTAGATAATGCTGTTCCTGAGTTTTTTGCATTAGCCAAATTTCTTGCTCTGTGAGTTAAACCTCCCAACATATTCTTCGATTCAATAGAGCTTTTATAAGCATCACTATTGAGATAATCTTGAAGAACTTGTGCTGGAATATGACTCCCATCACTTGCTAAAATTTGGCTGCTTGTTGAAAATAATTTAACTCTACAGCGCATAATTAATTTTTTTTATTTATATTTTATATAAACTTTTATAATCTATTAATGTATTTGGATCTATTCCATATTTTATTGTTTTATTTAAAAAATCAGATACTTTTTCATATGTATTTAATATATACGGAACTTCTAAAAGAATAATATCTCCATTACTATTTTTACAATAATCTCTAACGTCTGTATCTCGTTGAAACTGTTTGATAAAATCATCTTCTACCCAATTATAAAAATTTTTAAATTTATTGTAGTGTTGTTCTCCGTGATATTCAATCCAGTAAGTTTGATTATTTACTACTATAGAGAAATCTATTCGAACAGATTTAGTTTTATCTTTTCTAATATTATTTACAACTACTTCATCTAAATAACTTATTTGAAAATTTTTTAACCAGGTTATAATTAATAATTCTCCAGTAGATTTATTGATTATAGGATTTCCCATTTTTCTATGTATATGATCTACTGGGGACATTTTAAATACATCTCCAGTACAATTATCTAAAATAGTTATTGGAGTTACGTAATTGATATAATCATCTAAATATGTATATCTATCTCCATGTACTTTTCTTGCTTCTACCAAAAATTGACTATCTGTCTTTTTATGTTTAATAGCTCTTTTATAAGCTCCTAATATAAAATTATCTTTCTTTTCTACAATAAAATGTAAAAAATTAGTTTCCCAATTTCCTATTGTATCTCCAGTAAAAGGATTTATTTCATTTACAAATACAGAAAACTTACTAGTTTTATTTTTAATAAATTCACATGTATTCGTAAAATCATATTCATATTTATATTCTGAATATTCCCTTGATAAATTAAACTGTTCAATTAAATCACTTTTTATCATGAGAAAATCACAAACATAATTAGGATCTTCTCTTAATCTATTCTTTATGTATTCAGTAGTATGAAAATACTTATCTGAATAATAGTACTCTATTTTCTTATCTATCCAATATTCAGTATATAATTTACTTATTGGCAGTTTTAAAATCCATCTACACTCCCATTCTAGAAAATTAATCCCTAATCTATTTTCAATAGAGTGTTTTAATTTTGAAAAATTATTATACCAAATTCCTAGTTCAGGAACATAAAATAATTTAACTAACTTATTTCCTTCTTTTATTGTTAATACTATCTTATAATTTTCTGATAATTCTATTGGAACTGGTAAAAATTTATTATCAATTGACTCATTAGTTATCACATTATCTACATATTCAAATGAATCTATCCGTTCTACAATAAATTCATTCCCTCTCTTAGGTCTATTAATTTTATAAAGTTTTACTAAATTTTGTATAGTATTAGCAGAAACTTTATAAATATTTCCGATTTCTTTATAGGTTAAATGTTTTTTGATAAGATTTTCAATATCTTCTTTGCTAATATTTCTATCAACTAAAGATATATTTTTCTTTTCATATTCAATGCCTAATCTTTTTATTCTAAGTCTAGTTGCACCTTCTGTTAAGTTATATAATTTAGAAATTTCAGAAATAGTTAGTTTTTTATCAAAAAGAAGTATTTCTATATCTTCTTTAGATATTATAGTTTTTCTTTCTGAGATATCAATTCCAAATCTTTTTATAGCTTTATGAACAGCA